GAAATTACTGATACCTTTGTCAATCCCTTTGACAGTGTCGGGATCCAACCCGCCAATGAACGATTGACCAGCCCCGACAACTGCGCTAGCAATTGAAAGACCAGTGTTAAATTTAGGAAGTTGAAGCTGTGCATCCGGTGCAAACCGAGGTTCAGGTAGCTGCATCTGAAGTGCCGGTGGAACAGCAATTTCTTGATACGCTTGAAACTCAGCATTGCGCAGTTCACGCCTGACGTTCTCGTCAGCTGCTTTTGTAGAGATCATGGCACTATGCAAACTTTCTGTTAATTCAGAAGATGCAATACCAAACTTAGCTAGGTTTTCTTTTTGACTAGCTAAGCTAAAAGATCTACCACGATTACCTTCATCTGCAGCAGCCCAACTGCCCAGTGATGCAGCTAGAGCTTGCTCATCCCTAAGTCTCCCGAACTTTGCTGCTGTAAAGATCTCTTTAAGTTTCCGTTCGTTAGATTGGAATGCAAGATCAGCGGCTTCAGAACGGTAGAATTTACTGGATTCGTAGAACTCTAGTTGCTTACCAAAGATCTCTTTAGTCCGCTGGTTAGCGGCAGAGATCATCAGGTTTTGAAATGTGTTTTGGAATATTGCTTGGGCTCTTTGGTTCGTTTCAGCTCTAAACCCTGCTTCGTACTGGCTAAAAGCCTGCTCTCTAGCAGCGGATCTTTTGGCTGAGCCTTGCAAAAGATTGGTAACTAAACCAGCCCCTGCATTTATTGCGGCCATCCACGCCATAGTTTTACAATCTCCACATGATAATTGTTGTTAGGACCCTGTGCCATCGCATTGATGACTTTAAAGCCAAAGTGTTTTACGAATTTAATAAGGTTAGTGTTTTGTATATCTATGCGGTTATGTAGTACTGGGTGCGGTAATTGATCAACAAACCTTCTGGTCCATCGGATGTAAGCAACTGGATACTTTTTGACTTCATTTGTCATATGTATCCAGATGCACCCATCTTTACTTATGCCCATCATACACAAAGGTTTACCTTCTTCAGTGGAAACCAGGTAAGTATCATCATTTAAGATATCTTCTGCCATAACCAATACTGGGTGGTACCCAGCACGGATCATATCAGTAACCCCGGCTTCCAGCAAATCGTTTGCAACAGAAGGGATATCAGACAGGGTGGCAGGTCTAACATCAATTTTCATTTAAGATCGTGCATAGAATTTATTGCCAACACGGCCTTCCCAGTTAAGTGCCAGCAAGCTGACAGGGAATGGAGTGTCACCAATAATGTTGATAGTAAGGTTAGAGTTCCGTTGATATAAAGGTACTTCGTGAATAGCCGAAGCACTTAAGTTAACGTTGTTGAGGTTGTATTGATAGGGAGTTGCAACGTCAATAATTTTATCGAACGTATCAAGCCCTTCAATAGCAACACGGTATTTGATAGGACCACTAAGTCCAGTACTAACTTTAATACGGTGAATGATCAGGTCGCTGGTAAAGTCTGCTTGAGACGATTCAGCAGAAACCTCTTTACGGAAAAACTCTGGCAGTTGGACATCCATTGTGTAGATGTATCCAATAACCAGACTATCTCCTGTAATGTCCCCGTCAACCTCAAAGGCACCGCTACTTACAGTCGGGTAGTACACCACACCATTGGTCGTGTCGATTGCAGCTAGCTTACCGCTGCTGTAATGGCTGTAAGGCAGCGTTACAGTAGACTTATCAGTGCTGCTGCTGTAAGATACTTCAGGATCTTCAAAGAAGTTATCAAGACACACGTCAGTCTTTTCACCAGTCGGAAGGGTTAAGAAACCGCTTTCGTTGGATTGTGTCAGATCGTAAGAGTTGATAAATACGTCACTACCGTACGTGACAACAGCATAGTAAGTACTTTGGTCAAAGAACTGATGCAACAGGTTGCCAGTTAATTCCCAGGTATACCAACTAGATACACGGTTGTCGCCCCTAGTCAAGAACCTGTATTGGAAGATCTTGTTACTGCCCGTAGTACCAAGCGACATCATGGACTGAGTAGATGACGTGATCAGACTGTCAATGCTTTCAGGAATCAGTTCAGGAATGATCGTCGTGATCTCACCCATATCAGGTGCACGTTCAGTGTCGATCTCGCCCAGTTCATACACACGGGTAAACAGCGGAGTCTTAGCCACAAACGCCATGGTTGTACCAAGAGATTCAGCTTCGACAACTGGGTCGCATTCAAACGAACTGAGCGTGTTGATCTTTGCCGTGGTTGGGCTGAGAACGTCACCGTCAGTACTAAGAATAAACTGGTCACGCTCACCAAACAGGACTAAACCGGCGCTAGTGCTGCGTGCATACTTGAGCACAGCAGGTCGGGTAGACGATGCTGAGATGTCGATAGGATCATCTGCAGTGGCTTGTACAGCAGACGTAGCAAAGAAGTTAAAAAAGTCACCAGCTTTGCTAAGAATAACTGAGTCACCAGCGAGGAAACCTAAACGATTTCGATAAAAGAAAAGGTTTGAAATTTTTTTGCCAATAAATGACGGCTCTGGGTTTGAGTCATCGTCGCCTACAGTGCGGTCATTCCACGTGACAGGGTCAAACGAGAACGTACCATCAGCGTTACGGACCAGCTGGTGTGGCAGGGTAGAAGGGTCAAGTTCATATTTGATACCAGGCTTGGTAGTTTCAACCCAAGTACCAGGACCATATGTTGCACCGCCAGAAGTTTCAAACTTGACGTACATGTCATCAGCAGCCAAATCAGTGCTGTTGATGATTGCAGTGACGTAGCCGTTCTTAGCCTGTGCAGGCAGTTGAGCTGCAGTAGTCACCTTGTCTTGAAAGACAGTGATTGCATCTTCTTGAGAACCACCACCAGCGTTAATGGTAAATGCACTTGTGCTACTGACATAAATGCCAGGACCAATTTGAGTTGCACTGAATCCAGTCAAGCCATCAATAGCAGTGGTCAGTGCACTGGCAATGGTGTTAGCGTCGTTTTGTGTAGGGCTGCTGGTATCGACGTGACTGGGAGTGTTGTGTGTAACAGTCGTGCTGTTAAGAGTAACCTTATACGATGAGTTATACGCGACAACATTGATGCTGATAAAAGCTTCGTTTGCAGAAGCAGCAGTAGTGTTGCTGGTCATCGCAGCTGTCTTCTTTTTGTTCAAGACGAACGTGTAATCGTTAATCGTCAAAAACTCAAGGTCGTCAGCAGTAGCACCATCTAGGTAATCACCCGATGGGATTGAAGAAATGTCACAATCGCCAATCTCATTTTGGTAATCAATCAGAGCAGATGCTTCAGCAGTCTCAGCGTTGTCGAAATTCGTCTGCGCGGTAGACACCGCAGATTCGGCTGTAGTGAGTTCTGAAGACGTGTGGGTAGCTGCTACCGTCTCAAGCAGTTCAAACAGCCTGTAGCCCTCTGCAGCTAGCAATGGCTGCTCATCTGTACGTTCCTGACCTTTGGCGTAAGCAGCACCAGTAACTACAGCCCCGTTCTTTTTAAAGGTAACCGTACCATCAGAGGTTTGGAAAACACGAGTTTCAAGAGCATCGTTGATACCACCAACAGGGTAAGCAGTCTTCGTTTCAAACGTGGAGGTGACCGTGCTGTTCTGACCTGCCTTTACAATTGCAAGTTCTTTTTGCTTTTCTCGAAGCACCTCAAGCTTAGCTTTGGTGTCAGCTACCTTGGTGTTGTAATCGTCAAGTTCAGTTTTGACGTCGTTGTAGTTGCAAGCAGAAGGGATGCCGTTAGAACCCGGCGTACCCATCTTGACTACACGTGGACTGCCATCAGACAAACTCCAGATGCGAAAGATATTGTTATCATATTGACCGACGTATTTTTCATCAGTGTCCCTAATAATAGAGAACCAACGTCCAGACGTAGAAGCTTCTTGAAGATTACTGATGTATTTACCACCAGGACGCTTCAACAAACCTAAGGCATAATCAGGAAAGACATTGTCAGCTTTGACGACTTGTCCAGGAAACTTGCGTAGATCAGGTTGTTGAGAAATACCCAACAGCAAGTTGGGAATCCGTTGGGTAATTGTTCTCATCGTTGCAATGCAGTGAAAGGTTGATAGCTGGTGTAGTAATGTTCGCCGTTTCTAAACCCAAACATGCTGTAATCACCTTGATTACATTCATATTCAATTGCAGCAGCTCGTGTGAAACCTTCCTGCTCAGTAAGAAGTTGATAGATTTCTCTGTCACCAACCATCTTAGTTGCACACATTTTAGCTGCACGTGCAGTGATATACTGTTGGATAGCAGCAGGTACATCAGTAAAGTCAAACAACCAAGTGATGTTTACTTTAAGATCTTTTTCAAAAGTAAAGGTGTGATGCATACGATCGTAGAGTTTACCGCTACGTCGAACCACATCATAGTCTGAATTGCTACTGGTCAAGTCAGTGTCAATAGCAAGTGCATTAGTTGGGTAAAGAATTTCTTTGGTGACTGAGTCAGGTCTTAGAGTATAGTCACGTTCAGTGTTAAAGATCCAACCTTCAGCTTGGACTTGTTTGTTAACTTCACGAAGTGTATTGAGTACAATAGCAACTTCGGGATTCTGAAGATCGAGCGTGGTGACAGGAGCCTGTCCCACCGAGCTAAGTATTTGATTTACAGCATCCAGTTCGGTGGACACAGCATAAGTAGGAAAAGGCATCTCTATCAGAAAATAAAAAAAAGGGACTCCGAAGAGCCCCCGTATGAACAATAACTGATATGAATCAGCCGCCGTAACCAGCGTTGTTGGTTGCGGTCTGGACGGTACCGAACTGCGCAGGAGGAGTAGCGGTACCAGCGTACAGCTCAACAGCTGCAGCGGGGTTCAGGTAGTCAGCGCCCATGGCGAGACGACCCAGGATCACGTCGCCCTGATAGATCACGGAGACGTCGCCCGAGGTGACCTGCACCTGGGGACCGATGGCTTCAACACAACCAGCAGCTTCGCGCTGGAAGATGAGACCACAGCTGTTGTTGAAGTTGGAAGCTTGACCGTAATCGTTGTTGATACCGTCCACGCTGTTGCGTGCGTCTTCCATGCCTTCGCCAACGAAGGTGCCGGTTTCACCAGGATCGGTGACACCAGGGTTGGTAGCAGAACCGGTACCGAACTTGGTACCGTAGTTGCCGAAGAACGGGATGTTCATGGACTTGTAGATCTTGATACCAGCAATCTCAACGATGCCGTTACCACGCTGACGGGCAGTACCTTGCTCGTCGCGGTTGATCAGACCAGAGTCACCGACCTTTTGGATCAGCTCATAATACTGGCGGGGGTTGAGAATCCCCACCCGTCCTTCCTGGCTGACGCCCTTTTCGTCAAGGGCAGCAGCTGCGTCATAGAAAGCAGCCACCAGGTTGTCGGAGTTGTATGCGTCAGAAGCGTTGGCAGTAGAACCAACACGGATCTGAGTGCCGCCGGGCTCGATGTAGCTAGCCTTTTGGACAGGCGACTTAGCACGTGCACCACGAGTGATAGCACGGAAGATCAGACGGTCATACTTTTGAGCCAGAGCGTAGCCGATCTTCTTAGAGATCTCACCACGCAGCTCATAATGAGACAGGGTCTCGTCGAGATCATACACGAAAGCCGAGCTGATCAGCAAGTCATCACAGGTGATGGTCTTCTCAGCCACGGGAGGTGCACCATCGCTGTTGCCCAGGATAGCGTTACCAGGAGTATGATACTCAGCGGTGGTCCGACCAGTGTAGATGAACTGAAGGGACTTACCGTTCTTGAGCGTACGCTTCATGACCAGGTCACGAGCGATTGCATTATACTCGAAGCCCTTGAACATCTCACCAGAGAAGAGCTTCAGATAAAGTGCGCGGGAATCAGCCGCGCCATTAAGACTACCAGGCCGTGACAGGCTGGTCGTCAGATCAGAACTTTGATGTGCCATTGTAAGGAGTAAATGTTATAGACTAACTCCCAAAGCTTTGGAAAAATTTTGTAGCAATTTTGTGTGGTCTATCCCACCGTCTAGACGGCAAAGGGTATCCGCGTACGGGCCAATGCCAAGAGGAGCCAGGTCCGACACTGAGGTGCCTGACTCCCGTGCTACTTAGAATTTAGTAGCGTGAGATTTATATGCAATGCCGCGATACTTCAGCTTGGCTGCTTTTTG